ACCTACATCGGAGTGATCTTTTCCATCACTTGTTCTATGGGAATTGTTTAAACCTACATCTGTAGCAATATCAATTCCATCAACGGTTCCCCCAACGATAAGGCTCCCACCAATTGAAAGATCGTTTCCATCAAATGTCAAATCTTCATCGCCTTCAATAGTCCCGTCTCCGGTCCAAATTCCTATTTGATCATTCGCTGGCGTACCTACCTTTTGAACGCTGGGAACTTCGGGGCTTTCCCATCCTATATCCGATCCATCCGAAGTAAGCACTTGTCCCGTAGAACCAAGCCCTAGTTTATTTGTTAAATTCGATGAATCACGATAAATAATATCTCCCCTGGAATCCATCGGATCTGTAAAACCACTAGCAATCAATTCCGCCAACGTAATAACGCTAGTGACAATTTCGTCCTTAAAAGTAAGGTTCCCGGAAATATCACGACTAACTTCAACATCTTGATCTGCGGATGCATCGTTTTGAAAATAAATAGCTCTCGCGCTCAACCCGCTAACATTTGGATCTGTTTTCCATTCCCCGGTTAGATTTCCAAAAATTATTCTTTTTATTTGACTGAGAATTGTGTCAAGTAGCTCTTCAAAATCATTTGAATTTGTTTCGCTATTTTCTATCTCTGCCGGTGTTTTTTGGTCATCAAAACTATCCGGTTTTGCTATTTGCTTCAACCTTTGAAGTGAGCGAGACAAATTAGTTTACCTTTCTCAATTCCCGTTATTAGGGGAAAATCGCCTGAACCCCGGCTTTGCCAAAGAAACCCTTATAGCTTTTTGTTCTCGGTGTGACATTACTCCGATTTGAATATCATCACAAAAACAAACTATTTTTTCGCCACCATGAATTTTTTTCTCTTTGTTTGGCTTTATGTACTCGGCTTGGCAAAAAATTCTATTGAAACCATTTGGCCTGGGCAAAGAATATTGCGCTCCTGAACCGCATCGAGCTTGCTCATGGACAAAGCCGCATTCTGAGCAAATCAATACGGGAGATTTACAATTATCACACCTAAAGCGACTTTGGCATTTTTGCTCCAAAGTCATTCCTGTTATAAATTTTTGGAATTCCGGATCTTTGAGTTTGTCGAGCCAGTCACGAGCTTGCTCGATGTTTTTCAAATCCAATAGATTTGTTTTGCCGTCTTTGGTATGAATTTTCAACACAAAAAATTCTCCAGATAATTTTATTCTATCTGAATCATCCCATGCGTTTGATTAGCGGACAAATTTCCAACTATTTCTTTGTGGTTTTGTCAGTCTTCTTCTTCGTCGTCTTCTTCCTCTGAAGAAACATTAACGGGAGGCGAGGTAAAACTCCCATTTGCCCGGCTGCTTGTCAAATCCTTTTGGGCTGGCTCGTCGTCAACTAGCGGCACGACATGCAATCTTTTGAAAAGTTCTTTTTCATTCGTTTGAATGTAAAGAAGTTCTTCTTTTGTGATCACTTTGGTACAGCCCGACGAGAGGTGCAAGGAACCTTTACAGGAGCGTTTTATTTCCTTGGCATCTTTGCCAATAAATTCGACTTGCACAGGCGATACACCTCTCGGCATTTGAATTATAGGCATGTGTTTTTATCCCTCCTGAGCAGCTAGGATAACAGCGATAATTTCCTTCTTTCTGTCGCTGCTATCAACGTAAGTGCCCATTCCAACCGCAATATCAATCAAAGCTTGTTTGCTTTTAGGACGCAAAGAATCTTCGGTAAAAGCGGTTTTGTTTTGTTTTTCTTCCTCGTCATCATCATCGTCATCATCATCGTCATCGTCATCGTCATCAGAAGTTTCTTTTTGGGGAGCTTCTTCTTCGGGGGCTTCTTCGAAAACTTCTTCTTCGAGAACCTCTTCAACGGGAGTTTCTATATCCTTGATTTCTTCGATGACATTTTTTGTGAAATGCTTTTCAAATACTTTTTTTGGCTGATTGTCTTCATCCAAGATCACAACTTTAACCGTGCCAACGCCTTTGTAATAAAGGATTTCTGCCGGGTCCGTTATAATCTGTGGAAAACCTTTTCTTAAAGTTCTCCCGTGAGCTTTAAGCGTCAGCCCTCTTTTTAATTCAACTTTTGCTCTTGCCATTTTAGTCCTCCAAATAGCGGCAATAGTAAGATCGTTTTTTAGAAAAAAACCCTACTAAAATTAAACGCTGCTGCCGATATTTCGAACTTTTACCAATGCGTCATTTTCTTCAAAATTGACAGAAATCTTGGCGGTAATAGCGTATTGATTAACACCCTTGTAAATGTTCCTGTCTTTTTCGATTCGAATATCCCTTCCAATACCTACGATGAAATTCTCTTTGTGTGTAAGAAGCATTTGTGGGCTTGCGCTGTAGGTAACTTTTACAACATCACCAGAGCCGATTGCCGAGCCACCGCCAGACCGAGCGATTGTTCCCAGGGCAGCATCAACTACATAATCAGTAGTTACGATGTAGGCGGCGGTAGGAGCCGCATTGAGAGCAATTGCATGTACGGATACGCCAGAAATATTTGTGTTCGCAAGGGAGGTAGCGGTGGTTGCGGTGAGCGTTATGTGCTCGGTTATTGACGGTAGAAAAGCGAGCAATGGAACTTCAACGATTGGAACGCCAAATGGCATCAACCCGTTGCCCCTGGCAGCGTCGTCACCTGCTTGTGTTGCTCTTGTGCTCAACTTTTCCATGTAAAGTTGGGCGAGATCTGGAGAAGTAAAAAAGCGCAAGTTTCTTCTGTTTCTCCGGAATTTGGTCGGCATGGCCAGAATTGCTTTGTTGAAAACGGACAGGCCGATATTGGCACCGGCCGCATCTGCGATATTGCCATTTTCGGCAATCTCGTTCCAACCATCTTGGAGCGCCAAAAGGCTATCCTTTACGTATAGGGTAGTTGAGCCGCCATCTAGAATATCGTTTTCGAGAACTGCCGGGCCGAGGAGGTTCCCGTTGATATACATATCTTCCATATCATTTGCCAACTGCTTAGCAAACATTCTGATGATGTGATCTTCAACGCTTTTGCCTTCGAGATTTATTTCTCCGAAGGTATCGCCAATCTCAAATGGCACCATTATTTCTTTTGGTGTCAAAGTGATTTTAGACGTGTTTATTCCTCGGCGAACGCCAGGATCAACAGCTTCGGATTTCGGCACTGCCGCTCTTGCTCCAATTCCGATTTTGTCGATGTCTAGCGTCTCGTTACGAAAGCGAACCGTTCGAGCATTGTTTTTGAGAACTGTTTCATCAACTACATAATCAATAAATGCGTCCGATTGCGCATTGTTTAATTTTCCCGAAGATGCGATTGCATCTGCTACGATAACCGCTTTTTCAACCAGAGTTTCGTTGTGTACCTGAGCCATTATTTCCTCCTGCTTTATTTATGAGTTTTCGAACTCTTTTTTTTTAAAATCTAGCTTCCTAGAGAACCCCGCTCCACATGCTCCCTTGATTTTTTTCTACTTTTTCTTTGTCCGTTACGCCGTCCGCTTCAACCGAAGCAGAAGGGAGTCTTGTTTTTTCGATTGTTTCAATTTTTTTCTCGAGGTTTTTGTTTGTCTCGACAACTTCGGAAAATTTCTTTTCAATCATTGAATTGATCTTTTCTTCAAGCGAAGAAGAAAAACCTTGCAATGTTTTCATAACGCCGCTTTCAATAGCGGAAGCTCCGGTGCCTTCGGCTTCGGACTCCGCGATTTGCGGGGAAAGCTCCGATACGAGATCCTGGAGGGAATCCACAACTTGCTTCAAGGTTTTCATTCTGGACGGGGTGAAGCGTTTTGCTTTCGAGATACTTTTTTCAAGGGCTGATAGAAGTTTTTCTTCTTCGCTATCGTCTCTCTTTTCGGTCTTTTCTTTAGAAGTTTCTTCCTCTTCATCTGCGCCATCACCCGCTTTTTCAGTCGATTCCGCCTGCTCGTCTTTTTTTTCTTCCTCTTTGGTTTTGCCCTTTGAAACCAGCGAAGAAACAAGCTCATTAACTTGTTCCAAAACTTTAATAACCGTTTTGTCTTCCGGCTTTTCAATTTCCACGTCAACTCCCGTGGGCTCAACTTTCGATTCAACGGGGGTTTTTTCTTTTTCTACTTTCTCTGTTTCTACTTTTTCAACGGCCATGTTTTTTTCCTCCTGGAGCCGCTTAATAACGGCAAATTCTTTTTCATTAGCTGGCGTGTCAACCAGCGATATTTCTCCAACTTTCAAATCCACAAAACGCCTTATTGTCTCATGCTCCGCCATTGTCTGCCTCTTGGACTGTGGTTGCCTTTCCACCGATAGAAAAGCCGGTTATTTCTCCATCTTCTATCATTTCCCAAATATCCGCATCATTTACTTTTACGGTTATCAACCAAGAGCCCTTTTTGATTATTTTATTTTTAAGGACAAATTCGATAGGGGAAACCCAGGATTCATAAAGCTCAAAATTTTTATCGAAACTTTCATGCATATAACCTAGTTCTGTTTTTTTGTTGAATTTTGATAAAAAATCATGAGCAGCATTTTTTATAACATCTTCGGAAATTATATCTCCCTGCGCATCTGTTATTTCAGGTTGTAAAACAACGCCGGTAACGGTTTGCTCTTTTGTCGATTTCGAAACTTCTACAAAAAAGCTAAAAGGCTCGTCTTTTTTAACCTCTTCTTTATCTTCCAAAATGAACTCCAAATGTTTTCAAAACGATGTTTGAAATATTTAAATTAAGGCTAACTCAAAACAATGAAAATTCAAAACAAACTGTAATTTTTTGCGTTTTAAAACAAGAACATGCAAGATTCTAATATAATTCATCTCCCTTTTGAGCGAGCTTTTTGCCATCA